CCATCAACAAACTTCTCTGCATCTCTGCTGCTGAGTTGTCTGTTGTATGCTTCCAAATACTTTCTAAACACCTTGCTACGCTCTTTGCGTAACTCAATATTTAAATGCTCAAGAATAGCTTCAATCTCTTGAAGTTGATTGAACCTATGCTCTGTAATGCCTGGGAGGGCAGCACTGGATTTCTCCAGGCTACCCTTTATTCTGCATTCATACCTAGCATTTTCAAGCTCGTCCTCAAAGTAGGAAATACATTCAATTATATTCCCTAAGTCATCAACAACCTTGTTATACCAAGTACTCATTACTCATCCCAAGTATCATCGTCATCATCACTACCATCAAACAAGTAGTCAAAATGACTTAAGATAGCTGCCTTCATTGTGCTGTCAAATTCGTTTTTATGGACATTAATTCCGTCCATGTCGGCATGTTCATCAAAACTCTTTAACAACGCTTCGGCAACTTCTAAACGCTCTTTACGTGGCACATAAGTTTTAACAATATCCCACGTTTCGCTTAAAAGTGCTATTTCAGGACTCATCAGCATATTCCTCCGGTTCTGGTTCTAAATCTTTAGCAGAAACGTCTTCAACCTTATCTCGCTGTGCAAGAGGGTTTTGCTTCCACTCGTCGATAATTATCTGAAGTTTATCGCCAGTCCAGCCTTTTCTGAACTCCTTGATAACTTCACCAGACACCGGAGAGGTATATTCTAATTTATTACCTGTTTTAGCCAAGATGCCTTTTGCTTCAAACATGTCTAGCAAACCGCTATAAGGATCCATGCCTGAATCATACGGAATCTTAATTTGTACACTTTCAAAAGGTTTAGCGTAACGTGTTTTCATTACCTTACACGCACTACGAATACCGCGTACTTCTGTAACTTTATTGCCGTCTTCGTCTTCCTTGAGCTTGAGTTTACGCATAGCAACTACAATACTTGATGCATAGATAAAGCCTTGTCCGCCTGAGATCTTGTCGTCTGGGTCAAACATGTCTTGGCTAGCATAGGTATGGTTGGTTGCAATTAGTGCAATTGGATAAGGAGCAATTTGGTTAACTGTATTCCTCACCAATGCTGTTAGTGCCTTGGGCTTACGACCCATGTCACCCTTCATATCACCACGCTGAAACTGATCTACGTCAGTTGGAGTGAGCAACATGCCCAAGCTGTCAATTACGAATAACAGCTTAGGTTGGTCTTCGTATGCCATGTCGCCATAATTGCTTTTGTAGTCTTTCATGAAGTCTGAGATGGCTTTGGCCACATCGTCAATCATGCTAACACTAATACGAAGTAGTTTTTCTGGGCTGGTATCAACATCTAGTGCCTTCAACCATTCTTCGTCAAGTGCGTTCTCGGAGTCAAAAAGAACTACTTGACAGCCCATCTGCTGTGCATTACGCACAATATTGCCGGAACAAATAAATGATTTACCTGAACCAGATTCACCGGCAAACACACTTACCTTGCCAAGCGGAATACCTTTATTGAAGTCTCCACTGATAAGATAGTTAAGTGTGTAGTTACCGGTACTGACCCAGTCGCGGGGGTCAAAGAACCCCGCGCTGATGCCAGAAATACTTTTAGTCAGACCAGTACGAAACTTAGTCAAGTCAAATGGTTTCTGCATATACTACTCCTTAGGCTTGTTTGCGATTGCGAATCATTGCAAGGATGTCATCAGCTGACTTCTTTGAACCATCGCTTGGTGCAGCCTGTGTAGTGGGTGCAGTTACCTTTGGTGTATTAGTTTCAAAAGGAGCTTCTTCCTTTTCAACTGTTGGCTTAGGTGTTGCTTTTGGCTGTGCTGGTGCAGATGACTTCTGTACGGCAGCGCCAGCTGGTGCGTCAACGCCATATGGCTTATAGTAACTACCCCAACGTGCTGGGTCGTATAGGTCGCCATTTACACTTGCTTCAAACATTTCAGCAATTGCTGTATAATGTTCTGCTGTTGGACGAGCAGGCAAGAATTCCTTAAGGTCATACAAACCAAACTTGTCAATTGCGCCAAGTTCAGTTTCATCCAAACTGCGCTCCTTACGTGCCCAAGAACTAGTACTGTAGTCTGCGTACTGACCTTTAGTAGTCTTAGTAAGACGGAAGTCTGTACCGTTCATGTAGTCAGTTGGGATATTTTCCATATCAGGATCCATTAGCGCACCCTTAATAATATTGAAAATCTGAGGACCAATTACAAATCTGCGAATTGGATTTTCTGGACTTTCTTCCTGTAGTGGGTTAGTAACTACGAAACCTTGGAAGATGTATGAACGCTTCTTCCAGTACTTACGACCCATTTCTTCGAGATTTGGATCCTTAAACCAAGGACGAATCTCTGTGAGAATAGGACAAGTGTCGCCATACATTTCACCGCATGGGACCTGTACAGTTACAGGCTTGTTTTCACCACCAACTACACCGGGGAAGGTTAGTCGGATCATCTGACGCTCTACCCAAAAGAAGGTGTTATTAGTGTCAGCGTCTGGTAGGAAACGAAATGATGCAGTCTGACCTTCTTCAATATTCCAGAAGGGATAAATTGCATTATCGTTAGTTGAGGTTTGATTTGTGGAACCTGGTTTTGATTCCATTGCCGCGAGCTTTGCGCGGATGTCTGCTAATGAGGCCATAATGTTTCTCCTTAATTGCCATATTTGCCTTGTTTGTGATACATTTGTATCACTATGCCTAGTATAGTGCCATGTTGCAAGTTAGTCAACGACTTTCTTGCCAGTTTATTTATGCCGGAACATAAAAAAA